AGATTTCTTTACCTCGATGGTTTGGGTAGGCTCGCCTTCATATTGTCTGTGCTTGTCGATTAATATGCCTGTGGCGATTGGCAGGACTCCGTTTGGTATCTCATCGTCCTGTAGCTTCGTTATGAGCTTTTCAACGGCAAGATGAGTCGCAGTGCCAATTAAGCCTCTCAAGTGCTTTTTAGAGTCCTTCAGGGCTTCCTGTTCCCTAGATTTGACAACGGCAATCGTATGGGCTGAAACTTTACAGGCTTTAGTGATCGATGTAATCGTTGCACCCTGTGCCAACATCGTAACCACTTTGGCGTAGTCCTTTGGTCGCTTATCGTAAAGCTGTTGGCCAGTAAATACTGCTGGACACACTTCTTCGGTCTTCAGATTAGCCGGAAGATTCTCTGCTTTCTGATATTCTCTTGGTCTCTTTGTAGGCATGAAATGAATCGGTGTGGCATAATGAGAATGAATTATCAATAAGGTATTTGGCAAGGCTAATTAGACATAATCCTTATTATGCGTAACTAAATATGTCATACTACGCATAAAAACGAGTAAAACATAATATATTCTATCTTTTGTCAGAAATCACATACAAATTTTTGCCTCAGACAGGGGGGGAGGGGGTCAGGTTGAGCGGTCTGCCGGCCACCGCGACCGATTATGTCCCATAAAAAAATTCTGACAAATTGCCAACCCGATGTCCGCTCACCCTCTCAATCTGCTAACATGGACATATGCCACTCGAATGGACACCCCATCCCGCTCTCCCGCCCCTCAGTAAATCGGAACTCCTGCGGATGACCCCTGAATCGATTTTGGCGTATTGGGAGAAAAGGGAGGAAGCGATCAAGCTCGAGAAGGATGATCCGTACCGGCATGGATTTGAACTGGATACCTGGAAGCGGGCAGATGAACAGTTAAAGACTCACTCGGAAATTCTCGTTATGGGAGGGAATAGGGCAGGAAAGTCTGAATGGGCAGCCAAGCGGGTAGTTCAGTGTCTCGTAGAGAACCCAGGAACGATCATATGGTGTCTTACGGAGACATCGGCCAACAGTATACAGTTCCAGCAGAAGCTAATATTTAAGTACCTACCAAAGGAGTTTAAATCGTTAGGTAGGGGTAAGGTCGGATATGTCATGTACAGCCTTCGTAATGGCTTTACTGCATCTAAATTCACTTTGCCTAATCGCTCTGAGTGTATTTTCCGTAATTGGTCACAAGACATTTCGACTATCGAAGGTGGTGAGATCGGAGTTCCGCAAGTGCCTGTTAATCAGACACATAACATCGGATTTTGGGCGGACGAATTGTGTCCCATGAGTTGGGTAAATACACTTCGTTTTCGCACCGTGACCCGCAATTCCAAGGGAATTATCAGTTTCACGGCCGTTGATGGCTGGAACTCGGTGGTAAAGTCGATGCTTACGGGAGCGAAGACAGTGGAATCGGCAAAAGCGGATTTATTGGATGGTGAGGAGGTTCCCCTCGTTCAACAGCCCATCCGCAAAGCCAGTTCTGTGGTGTATTTTCATACAGCGGCCAACCCCTTTGGCGGATGGGCGGCGATGAAGAATCAATTGGAGGGAGAAAAGAGGGAGACGATCCTTTGCCGTGCGTATGGAGTCCCTGTTCGTCAGTCACGGGCAATTTTCCCATCGCTCTCGGACAAGAACATCTGCCAATCGGAAAAACTCCCTGATTTTACGGATGCGAATTGGGTATTATCGATTGACCCGGCGGGAGCGAAGCCTTGGACGATGGTATTATTTGCAGTCGATCCGCATGGGGTCGCCTGGGCGGTTAAGGAGTTTCCTGATTTTGACACCTGGGGTGGATGGATTGACCTGACCAAGGACAAGCTAAGTGCGGGAGAGGCGGCACAACCGAATGGGTATGGATTAAAGGATTATGCGGATGAGATTAGGCGGATGGAATCGATTTGCGGGGATAATATGGTAACTCGGATAATCGACCCGAGGTTGGGGGCGGCGAGTTATCAGAAGTCGGAAGGATCTTCCAACATCATAGACGATTTATCGGATGAAGATATCATTGTTGAGCCGGCGGAGGCATTGGATATCGAGACGGGTTTGCAGGCGATCAATAATCTGCTGGCATGGGATCGGAACAGGGAGATGGATTTTGATAATAAGCCTAAATTGATGTTTTCGGATGAGTGTCAGAATCTGATTAGTTGTATGCAGGCATACCAGCCGACTGCCGGATTAAAATGTCCGAGTAAGGATTTCGTGGATAATGTCCGTTACTTCGCCGTGGGCAATTTTGAATACTTCGATGAGGAGGAAATGGTGGCAACAGGAGGAGGATCGTATTGATGGGTAAGAAAAATGTACAGATATCAAAGGCAGTCAGGCAACAGATCGTGATGGCTAGGAACTCGGGCATGAGTTGGCCGAAGGTGGCGGAGTTGGCGGGATGTGCGAGATCGACTGTCCAGCGGATATATAAGCAGGATAGCAAGCCGGTGGTCCCGCTCGAGGAGGTAAAGAAGACAGTGGAGATTGAGGAGGCGAGGGTATTGAAGATGGTCCCGAATGTTCGGATGATGCTTATTTACTTTGAGCACAAGGAGGGGATCGGGAGGTGTATAAAGAGGCCAAACGATAACCATCCGCCTAAGAGCATGGTATTGGTGAGAAAAATTGAGGGGGAGGATGATTTGTATCGGAAAGCATGAGACGGAACAGCAGATGCAGAGGAGGATCGATCTGATGCTTCGGGAGATGGTTGTGGAGGAGGCATTGGACGCGATGGAGGAGGAGCGGGAACCTGGTAGTTTTACTCTCGAGGAGATAGCGGATTTTATCGGTGTATCCGTGATGACACTTCATCGAATTGAACAAAATGCCCTGATAAATTTACGAAATAAAATGGTAGAATCTTAAAGGAGAAATTATGGAGAACGAAGTACAGATTTTTGAAGAGAAGCCCGATGTGGATGAACTCAAGTTTGAGTTTGAGCGGGCAAAAGCGAATTTATCGACATGGATGGACAAGGCCGAGGATGCTCGGGAGGTTCGTTTCAACGAGTGGGCAGGCAAGACGGGTGACGGGAAGAAGAGTGGACCTGAAGCATTTCCCTGGTCAGGGGCAAGTGACCTTGATCCAAATGTTATTAATCCATTAATCGATGGCGATGTTGCCACCCTGACACAGGCGTTGACCAAGGCTAACCTGGTGGCGGCTCCTGTGGAGAGTGGGGATGTGGCATCGGCCAAGCTTGTTACTGAGTTTCTTCGCTGGCGTATGGGTACGATGGATGAACTGATGAGGGAGTCATCGATTGGAGCGAATTATTTATTACAGAACGGGGTAACCTTTTTCGGCACTTACTGGAAGCAGGAGAAGGCGAGGAAGTTTGAACCGATCAGCCTCGAGCAGATTGCCCAGCAATCGCCTGAACTGGCAATGGCGATAGAAGATCCTGAGATGAAGGAGGGAGTCGAGGAGATGTTTTATCCCCTCTTCCCGAAGCTTAAAAAGCGTAGGGTCAAGAAGATGCTTAACGAGTTACGGAATACAGGTGAGACCGAAATTCCGACCGAAAAAGTGGTCGTAAATCGTCCGGCGGTTAAGGCATATGAGTTAGGCAGGGAACTGATCGTGGACAGTAATGTGATCGATTTGGAGTCCGCCAGGAGCATTCACTGCATTCACTATTATTCCCCTGAAGCGTTGAAGCAGAAGGTAAATGAGGGATGGGATGAAGCGTGGATTGATGAAGCGATTGAGAAGGCGAAAGATTTTTACGAGGAGAGATACAGCGACTCGGCCATGCATTATGATTATGGCACAAGCTATGGCAGTCAGCACTATGAGGGGCTTATTCGGGTAGTTACTACCTATCGCAAGGAGTTGGATGAGGATGATGTTCCTGTGGTTACCAAGACCTGCTGGACGGATGAAATGGATGAGGCAGGATTCCATGAACCGATTGGATATGATGAAGGCAGATATCCGTTCGTATGTATCACGAGAGAGCATTTAAACCATCGTTTATTGGACTCTCGCGGATACCCTGAACTGCTGAAGAGTTATGAGTTGGCGGTAAAGACAGAAGTCGATAGTCGCCGAGACCGAGCATCGATGAGCACCATGCCACCGGTGGAATATCAGATCGGCAGAAGACCCGAGCGTTTAGGACCGGGAGCACAGCTTGGTGTACGCCGTAGGGGAGAGGTCGGATTCATGGAAATCCCCCGTTATTCGCAGGCAAGCATGGAAGTGGAGATGCAAATCCGTCAGTTGTGTAATCGTATCACAGGACGGGCGACTGGCCCTGATGATGCGGTAGAGGCCAATGTAATAAAACAGCATTTGGTCAACTGCTGGCTCAGTGGATGGAAAGAAGTTTTGAAGCGTGTATGGTGCTTGGATCGGACTTACAGCGGACCTATGATTTGGTTTCGTGTTACGAATAACGAGCAGGGAGCACAGTTAATTTTAGACGAAACTGCTGAGTTGTATGATTTTAATATTAGTTGGAACTCGATGAACCAGGACGAATCCAAGGTGATCGAAAAGCTCGATACAGTTGGTAAGCTGATGGCTCAGTACGATAGGCAGGGAACTGCTCGCTACGATGTTTATCTGAGAAAGGTACTGGAAGCTATTGATCCTAATCTAGCATCGCAATTAATCATGCCAGCACAGGAGGCAACTGATAAAGAAATCAAAGAAACATCCGCCGATCTCGCCAAAATCTATTCAGGGCAAGTTGTCAATGCCCCACAAGGAGCAAACTCGCAACTGCGGATGCAAGTCCTCCAGCAATATCTTACCGGCACAGAAGAGATTCCCGCCGAAGATATCCAAAGGCGAATGCAGGAAGATGAAAACTTTGCGAAACGACTTCAGATTTACGCTGGACAACTCGAGCAACAGCAAGCCCAACAAAGAAACGCTTTAATTGGCCAGCTAGGGACAGCCCCCGGCAATGTACCAGGTACATCGATGGCCGCTTAATCAAAAGGAATAATATCATGCCATACGGAAAAGGAACTTACGGATCGAAGGTTGGAAGACCTTCCAACAAAGCAAAAGCAATGGGTCGGAAGAAAATGAGTCCGACTGTTAAGAAATTGCTCAAGAAGAAAAAGAAAAAGTGAGTAAAACCTATCGAGGCATTTCGTTTGCCGGCTATAACAAGCCCAAGCGAACACCCAACCATCCTAAAAAATCCCATGTGGTTTTAGTTAAAGATGGTGGAAAAGATAAGATGATTCGCTTTGGACAACAGGGTGCGAAGACTGCTGGCAAACCAAAGAAGGGTGAGAGTCAGGCAATGAAGCAGAAGCGTAAAGACTTTAAGAGTCGTCATGGTAAGAACATAGCCAAGGGTAAGACTTCGGCGGCCTACTGGGCAAACAAGGTGAAGTGGTAAGATGGCCAAGGACGCTTGTTACAAAAAGGTAAAGGCTCGGGTGAAGGTATTTCCATCTGCTCGAGCATCCCAACAAATTGCCAAGTGCCGAAAGTCGAAAGGGCAGGTTCGTAAGACCGCCAAGGGTACATCGTTGAAACGATGGGGATCAGAGAAGTGGCAAGATACACGAACCGGTAAACCATGTGGGCAGGGCAAGTCGAATGAATACTGCCGGCCAACCAAAAGAGTTTCGAGTAAAACACCCAAGACAAAATCGGAGATGAGTAAAAGCCAACTGAAACGAAAGAAGGCTGAGAAATCGAAGGTAGGAATGGGACGAAGAGTAAAACCTGTAAGAAGGAAAAAATGACATTAGGAGATGCAGTAGCCGGGCTTGGTGAACAGACCGAGTGGGTGGTAATTAAGGACTTTATTAAAGAACAGAGGGATATGTGCCTGGTGGACTTTCAGGACTATACTCATGTGGATAATCCGCAGAAGCTCGCCCGGTTATCGGGTGAGATTGCAGGACTGACTCGAATATTGGAGGCGTTGGACAATGCCGAAACTGACACCCCATCAGCAATTTAAAAACGCCCACAGGGCATTGATTAATCGTTGGATTGAAGAATCCGACATTGCAGATACGGAGATCGCCAAGATCGCGATGGAGGATCTTGAGGAGTGGCTGGATGAGGATGTTGTCGATTTCGAGTGCGATATGGTGCTCGAGGACGATGACGATGAAGAGGAAGGGTAACCTCTACGAGCAGAAGTTCTTCTCGGAAGCCCTCGAGCATGGACTGGAGGTCTTTGTGCCATTGGGCGATTATCTGCCACAGGACTGCCTGGTGATGAACACGGCAGGCAAGATATTTAAGATTCAGATAAAAGGGACTGAGAGTAAATCGAAGGACAAGGCTCGGGGTGGATTGGGGCGGTACATGGTAACGACCGCCAGCGGATCTTCAGGCAAAGAGTCGATAGACTGCACAAAAGTGGACATATTGGTGGCATATGTCGAAGATGAAAACATTTTTTACAACATCCCATGCATGGAATTAGACGGGGCAAAAAGGATCGGACTGTATCCTCACAACCCTGATTCTAAAGCCAAGCATGAGAAATTTAAGGATAATTGGAAAATTTTTCGAGTTACCTGATAAAACTGCTTTTTAAACTGCTATAATTGTCACTGGTGGAGCATATCTGCTCCGCAGATACAAGCAAGAGAGTGCGAACTCTACACCAAACGCAGAAATTATGGCAGAAACAGTTATTAGCGAGGCTCCGGCTGAATCCACGGGAGCAGAAAACAATCAAGTACGAGGCCCACTATCGGTGGAAGATTTGGCGGCAAGTTTTGTCGAGCAGGTCGAAACAGATCAGGAGGCTCAACAGGCGGATGAGGCTAAAGCGGAAGTCACCGAGACTCCCGAAGAAGCAGAAGCATCTGCCGACCAGGAAGATGTTCTTTCACAGTCTGTAACCGAGTCTGACGAAGAGGAGGATGAGGGAGAAGATACCGAAGAGGAAGAGGTTGAAGAAGAGGTAGAGGAGGAAACTCCAAAGGCTCTCAAGAAAACTCTTAAACAGATTTCGCGTCTTACTGCTCGAGCAAAATCAGCAGAAGAAACAGTGGAGTCGCTCAAGAGTGAGATTCAAAACCTCAAGCAATCAGGAGGCAGTCAATCGCAACCGGCTCAACCCGAATTGGAGAACATTCAATCGTTTGAAGATTTGGAAAATTTGAAGCGGGAAGCACAGGCGGCCAAGAAGTTTGCACTTCAACATATTGGCAAGGATTTCGTAGAGGTCGATGGCAAGGAATATTCGGATGATGACATTCGTAATATCCTTACCCAGGCTGACGAATACCTTACTGAAAAGATTCCTCAGAGGAGTGAGTATCTAAGGGAAAAAAGCGAGTGGAGTAGAGATACAATCAACACCCATCCGTGGATGGATTCATCGAAAGATGATGATATATCCGAATCCCGAAGAGAAACCTATAACCAGCTACGAGGCCAATACGGCAATGTACTGGACAACCTTCCCAATGGTGACTTTATCGCCGCCACTCTTGTCAGAGGCATTGAAGCATTGAAAAGCGAGCAATCCGCCAAGGCTCCCAAGAAGGTAGTCAAAAAGCGTAAGGCTCCACCTCCCACCGATGGAGGAGATGCATCCCCGCCAATCGAAAACTCGACCACTCGGAAACAGAAAGAAAAGGCAAAAATCCTGGATCGGAAAGGACCACTCTCGGCTAACGATCTTGCCGCATTTCTAGCGGACTAAAATTTAAAATCTTAAAATAAGGAATTACTTAAAATGGCTATTGCAACAAGCTACAATGTAACAAGTGCTAAAGGTGCTCGCGAAAATTTAGAATCACTTCTGAAAACCGTTGAGCCTACTGAAACACCTCTGTATTCTACTCTCTCACAATCCGAGGCTCCAAAGGCAACTCTTAACGAGTGGTTGGTAGACTCTCTCTTAGACCCAGCTTCGGCTGCTTTGAATATTGACGGAGCCGATCTTGACCTCTCCACGGCCAAAAACTTAATCGACTCAAGAGCAAGACTTGGAAACAGAGTGGCAACACTTCGCGACTACTTTTCTGTCTC